ACTGTTGTAATTAATTCGATAGTAAATTCTCTTTATATGAGATATTGCTATTATGAGATTGCAAAAGAGGAGAAGTGGTGGAAGGTACCAAGATTCAATAAGGTTGTGGCATTAATGACTTATGGCGACGACAATGTTATGTCTGTCGCTAAAGGTCATGATGCCTTTAACCATACTCGTATTGCTAAAACTTTGGCAAATGCTGGATTAGAATATACTATGGCTGATAAAGAATCTGAGTCTGTACCGTATATTACGGCTGCAGAAGCAGGTTTCTTAAAGCATAATGCTGTATATGATGAAGAATTGAAACTTTATCGTGCAGTTATTGAGGAAAATTCTATCCAAAAAACATTGCATACTCATTTGAGGAGTGATGTATTGTCAGAGGAAATGCATTCTGCTAGTGCTATCACTGATGTGCTTGATAAATATTTTCACTTTGGAGAAGAAGTTTATAATAAGCGTAAAAGTGAATTAGAAGAGGTTGCAAGAGAGTGTGGTTTGATAGGCTATGTTGGCGAGCTTAAGACTTACGAAGAGCAGATGATTCGCTTTTGTGAGAAATATGCTTGGCCAATGCCTTCACGATACCAGGCCTAGGTTGTAGGCCCGCGCTTGCAAGCGCGTTATAAATATGTCCTGCGTAGCAGCATGCAGGTTAAGTTGAAGACGCCAAATGAGGTAGTTACTTGCTTATTTCAAGGAACTTTCAGCCTGGAAATATATAAAGAAAACTCATTTGATTGAACCCTGCCAGTCGGGGTACCCTTATTTAGGGGAGGAGAGTTGAGACTCCAAAAAAGAGAAGCTCTGTATATGTTTACATGATGCGGTATATGTATATATTAAATAAATTGCATTAATAAGTTTTATAGTTTATTTACAGCGTTGGTGGACGCTTTAATCCACCGCTTTTTAAAATTTTCAAAGTCTGAGAAGGTTCCAAAGCATGAGTATGAATCTCAATCTGAAACTATACGTTCAACTCCTGTGGAAGGAGATGGTCAACTTAAGACTCAGATTGTATCTTTTGCTGATGATGATGCTGGTTGGGCTGTCGATATAGGCAGTTCCGTTGATAGTACCATGAACTTGGCAGATAATACAAGTTCTGACTCTTTGGGAAATTTTCTTGGACGGCCAGTTACGGTTACAGCCATCAATTGGGTTGTAGGAGCGCCATTTTTGCATGAATTTAATCCTTGGGATCTATTTTGTTCAGACCCATTTGTTAAGGATAAACTCAGCAATTTTGAACTCTTACGTTGCAATTTGTGTGTGAAACTAACTATTAATGGGACACCATTCCATTATGGCCGTCTGTTAGCATCTTATAACCCATTAAGCGGTTATGATCAAGTTACTGTTGTTAGAAATTTCATTGACCAGGATTTGATTGGTGCTAGTCAAAGGCCTCATGTTTTCTTGAATCCTACAAAAAGTGAAGGAGGCATGTTACATTTGCCTTATTTCTTTAGAGAAAACTATATGTCACTTACATTAAAGGATTATAAAGATATGGGAAAGATCACTATTAAGTCATTTGGAGTTTTGAATCATGCAAATGGAGGAAATACTCCAGTTACTATTAGAGCATTTGTTTGGGCTGAAGATGTGGTCCTTACTATGCCAACCACTTTAGTTTCTCAATCAGGGAAAACTAAGAAGTTAGGTAGTGATGAATACGGACAAGGTATTATATCAAAACCGGCAAGTGCTATTGCTAAAGCAGCAGGAGTTCTCAGTGGGTCACCTATTATTGGTCCCTATATGAGAGCAACTCAAATGGTAGCTACTGGAGTTGGTGATTTTGCCAAGTTATTTGGCTACAGTCGTCCTCCTTTGTTACAAAACGAAACTGTTGTGAAGCCACAATATGTAGGCAATACAGCAAATGTTGACGCTCCTGAAAATATACATAAGTTGACCTTAGATTCTAAAGCTGAAGTTACCATTGATCCAAGAGTGACTGGTTTGTCAGCTGAGGATGAGATGAATCTTTTGAGTTTGGTTCAGAAGGAAAGTTACCTAACCACATTTAATTTTAGTTCCACTCACGCGTTGAATGATTTGCTTTGGCAATGCAGGGTCAATCCTTCGTTGCATGGAACTTTCCAAAATGAGATTCATCCTACGGCGATGGCTTTCTTTATGAATTATTTCAATAGTTGGCAGGGTTCTATTAAATTTAGATTTCAAATTGTCAAATCCAATTATCACCAAGGTCGTATCATTGTTAGGTATGATCCAAATTCATTTGGTAGCGCAGTTGTCAATTATAACGTCAATTACAGTCGTGTTGTTGATATTTCTGAAGAAGATGATTTCGAGATCGTTGTTGGATGGGGACAAAAAGAACCCTTTTTAAGTGTTCCTTCTATGAACGCTTCCAACAATTGGTTTAGTAATTCCTTGCCACGTCTTCCTATTGATTCAAACAGAGAGCATAATGGAGTACTTGAGGTTAATGTGGTTAATGAATTGGTTTCACCACTTCAAAACCAAAGTATTTCAGTAAACGTTTATGTATCTATGTGTGAAGATGCTAAATTTGCTGATCCTGTTCAACAGAGATTGAATGCGTACCATTTGTGGCCTGAGGCAGAACCCTTGATGGGTCAATCCGGAATGGAACTTAAGGAATCAGGTGAAGGGTATTGTGATGACAAACCCGGTGAATCTGAGAAGACTACGACATTGACAAAATCAATGCCAGAGGCAGATCAAATGATGAATGTATTTTATGGAGAAATTCCTACAACTTTACGCGAGTTATGCAAGCGCTATGTTTTAACACGTTCTTATTTGTGTCCTATTTCTAACTGGTATAATACATGGCAGCAACATACCCTTTTAAATAAGGATTTGCCTTACCAGACAGGATTTGACCCTTTAGGACTAGATGTTTCAACTCTCGCTGGCAATGTTACACTTGGTTATAAGAGTCCATTGGCTTATTTCATGCCAGCTTATGCAGGTTATAGGGGTGCTATTCGACACAAGTATGTTTGTCTCGGGACTACAGTTGGGGCTGTTACCAGGCGACATTTCGCTGGTTCAGGTAATGGTTCTGTCACTACTACTGTTAGACATGCGAACACTAATGAAATAGCGTTTTTGGGTAGTCCTAATACTGCTGCTGGTACTACACTCCAGTATATACCTGGTAACAATACAATACAAGCTGAGTTACCCTTTTATAGCCAAGGTAGAATTGGATATTCACGGTTGGTAAGGGCCCAAGATTTGAATTGTAATTCTCACGAAGTACTTTTGGTTGGTTCACATCAGTCTGATTCTATCAATCCGGTTATTCAGGATTACGTTGCGGCTGGCGAAGATTTTTCATTATATTTTTATACCGGTGCGCCTATCTTATACAGATATACGTTAACACCAAATTCATAATTATAATTGCTATAGGTTTTCTTATTCCTATTCCTATTAGCACTTTTACATATTTTAGATGTAATTTAGGATTAACTGCATAGCGGCAGTATACCAAGCTATGTAGAATCACATGAGTGGTCCATGTGTACGGCGCTGAGACGCGTCGTGAGGTAAAGACCGAATTTAAAGTTTTGATTGAACTTGAGGTTTGTTCTTTAGCCTCAAGAGTAGATCACAACTTTAGAAGACGGAGTGCCTTGCTGTAAATAGACCGTTTTATGAGGAGAGTTTTAGGAAACTTTCTCTTCTCGTGAAGCGGTTCTATAGTATGCTGTTGTTTTACAGTTAGGC